AAACTCCATCTTTGAATTGAATAGAGGTTCCAGCTATAATTAGATTTTTATAGCTAGATTTAAAAGTTGTTTCTAATACCGCTCCTTTTAATCCTTCAATCATTTCTTCATTTTCTTTTTTACTATCTTTTGCCATTACAACCTCCTATGATATTTTTACATTTTTAACATGCACTTGGAAAGGTAGCTTAGTTATTTGGTGAGCATATTCCCCATGTAAGAAGTAATTATCAGCTAATTCTGTCTTAGCACCTATTTCTTCTTTAATTGGATATAATTGTTTTATTCTAGCTTCATTTAAGTTCATTAATATAAACTCATTTTCTGCTAATGAAGTTGCTGGAAATACAGATACAGTACCAGATGTAGTGACTATTTCTTCAATTTTAGTTCCTGTTATTTTTTCAGTTATATCTGTTCTAACAGTATCCTTATTTAATTTATTAATACTTCTTAAAATTGTATAAGGAACACATAAAGAATAGAAACCAGCCTTTAAATCTGCTGCTCCTGGATTACCTTTATCAACTATTGCTTTTACAACATTATCTAATAAATCTAATGAGAAAGGTTGATTATTAGCATCTATGACTATTCCATGTTCTTTGATTAATGCTTTTACTCCACCTGACATTCTTAAATTTCCACTTGTAAATTTAACTCCATTTAAAAATTTATTTTCCATAATTCCTAACAATTCATCTTTTTTCTTTTGAGATTCTAATTCTCTTACAGATAAGCCACCTTGTCCATGTGGATTTAAGTGTTTTGCTGTTTCTGTAACTTTATATTGTTCATAGATAATTCCAGTATTATTTGTAATATGAACTGGTAATCTAACAGTTGAAGCCTTTAATTCTCCCCCTTCTTCCATTTCTATGCCTAAACTTTGCACCAAAGTCCCTATTGCTATATTTCCAGTTGTCGCAGTAGTCCCAGCATAACCTCTTGTAATATCTGCCTTATTATCAGTTTTAACATTAGTAATTTTTACTATTTCATCTCCAATAGATAGTAAAGCATCTTTTACTAATATGTCAGCATCTACTACTTGAATTTCAGTGTCAGTTGTTGCCAGTGCTTTTTTTAAAGTTGATGATACTTTTCTTTCATAATGGTCCACCCATTCAATAGTAGTAGAGTCAGTTTTGTCTACTCTTCCACCTCTTAAAATATGAGATATAATAGGAGAAATATTAGGATTTACTAATTGTAATTCTTCTAAAATATCATTTGAAATAAATTGATTTCCTGAATGTAATTTGTTGTCTATATTTGCCATTATTCATTACCTCCTGTATTTTGTTCTTCAAATTCTTGCTTAGCTCTTGTATACTTAGCTCTATCTTCAATAGAACCAGTTTCAAAAGCCTTTTTCTTTAATTCCTCTAATTGAGCCTTTTTACCAGCTCCCCCATTACTTCCACCATTCATTGCTCCTGGTACTCCACTAGCACCAAGAGATTTTACATATTCTCCCATTGTTTCTGCAAAACCTTTAACAGATGCTTCTATTTCTTCTTCATTAGCTCCAGTAATTCTATCTAAAAATTTATCTGGCATTTTATACTTTGCCAATGTAGTTCTTTTGATTTCATCTGTCTTAATCTTTGTAAGCTCAGCATTCTTTGCATCTAAATCTTTTTGAATCTTTTCAAGTTCTTTTTTGTGCTTTTCTTCTGCAGTAAGATTAGCATTTTTGATTCTTTCTTCATAATCTTCAATAGATTCATTATGCTTTCTTTCAAGTTCTTTCTTTTCTTTTTCAAAGTCTGCTTTCATTCTTGCAAATCTTTTGTTAATCATTTCATCTACTTCTTCTTGAGTAAATGTTTTTGGCTCTCCTGGTTCTGCAAATAGTTGAATATTAAGTTTAATTTTTTTCATTTTATCCTCCTGTTTAAAGTCCTGTTTGACTATATTTTATCCAGGTGTTTAGCGTCCTCCAGTACGACAATATTTATTTTTGTACCTCCTTTCTTTGTAATAAAAAAGCACCTAGTTTTTAGCTAAGTGCTTTTATGTTTTTATAAAATTTATTTTTTAGTTCTTTCCTTAAAAAAATTTTTCCAAAAAGGGTTTTCTTTATCAAAAATTTCTTTCTGTTCAAGTGTTAGATTGTGTGGGTAATCTGCAAATAAATTAAAAATTTTTTTCTTATCAAAACTAAACATGTGTTTACCAAAACTTTCTAAGTCATCTATCCACCATACTTTATCATTTTTATTTTTTTTATAAAAATCACTTAGCATACCCACCTTCTCCTTTATTTTGTTTATCTTTTGAAGTATTTATATAACCTAACAAATTTATAAATTCATCACTGTTTTTACAAGAATCCACATCTATTAAAATACTTGCAGGTTCTAATTTTAGCCCCCTAGAACTATGTGAAGCTTTACAATCAAATCTTTCTTTTAGTTTAGTTTTATTTAATATCTTAAATCCATTTTCTGATTCTGTTTGTAATTCTAAATATTCGAAGCTTTTAATCCCTTTTTTTATAATAGCTGCATGCCCTCCTGTTGCTAAATAATATTCTTTACCCTCTTTAACAAAAGTAAACAATTCTTTAACTGCTTTAAAATCGTTGGTATCTTTTATTATTTTACTTTCGATACCATCTAATTTAGCTATTTCTATAATACTTCTTGTTGAAGCAAAAATATCCATAGACTTTCCACCTCTAAAATCTAAAACATCATATCCATTCCTGTTCCCTATGTATGCGAATGCAGCTGATGAACATGATCCTCCAGTTTTATCTCCTCCACCAACTTTTTTTATTATTTCTTCTGTAGTCAACTCTTTTTGTAACTTTTTAACTTCATTGTATTCTACACTATCATTTTGAGCCCATGTCATTGTAAAAGTGTTAGGTATTGGCTCTTTACTTTCTTTATTTATACTCCTATTTTCGTTGTTTGTCAATGGTTCATTATCATTGTTATCTTTTTCTCCTATTTCTTCTCTACCTTGCTTAACTAAACTTTCATAATCAATAATCGGAATAGTTGTACTTCTACATCGTGGATGCATTGGTGGATAATTTAATCCAACTGCAATTTTTTTAATTTCAAATACTTCTCCATGAAGCTCAGAACAAATTTGACTTGTTCTACTATCTAATGTAGCATTAAACTCATATTTTTCTATTCCAGCTTCTTTATATCCATCTAGCGTAGCTTGATTTAAAGTATAATTAACTTCTGTCCTTAAAAGTCTTTCAACATCGTTCTTTTTAGCTGTTTCAAATCTTTCTGAAACTCTTTTAGTCATGGTTTGTAAGTTGATACCTTGTATCATCCCATTAACTATTTCTTGTTTAACTGTTCGAGCTAGTTTATCTGTATTAGTCCAAAGCCTTTCTGAAAAGTTTGCACCACTCCAGGGTCTATCTAAAACTGTTTTTATTTTTTCTGGACTAACTATAACATTAATTCCTAAATCTTTTGTTACCTCTGTGTAAGTATCTCTATAAATTGATGACAATGTATTTTTTGTAGCACTTTCAACATCACTTGATACTTTTATAAGTTCCATATTGATTTGAGTTCTGAGACTATCTAAGTGGCTCATACGACTTCTAGCAGACAATGTTTCAATTTCTAAAAAAAGTTTTTTCGCTTCTAAAGGTGAAGTCTTTAAAAGTTTGTTATATTTTTTCATATAATCTTGTAAATCTTTTTTCCAAACTTTATATTCATCACCTTTTAAAAGTTTTAAAGCATCGTGATAGCTTAAATTGTTATCTTTCATATAAGTTGTACTTATTCTGCTAAGCTCTTTATTTATGTTTTGTTTAGCCTTTTCAAGTGCAATCTTATATTCTTTTTCAATATCTTGTATAGTAGTAAATGCCTTAGCTTCTCTTTTAACTTGTCTTTCTTCCCAATAATCTCTATTCTTTTGAGCCATTAGCACCAACTCCAATTGGAGTATTCATATCTTTTTCTACATTAATATCTTCTTCAGCTTTTATTTTTTTTAACTCTCCTTTTGCATCTTCTATAAAAGGCAAAGTAGATAAAATAGTTTCATGTGATACTATTCCTTGTAACTTTTGAGCTGTATCAGCTGCTTCAACTAAATTTTTTGGAATATTTCTAGTAAATACTTTTTGAATATCAGTAGATTTTATTTTTAAATTATAGAAATCTATCATAAGTTCTAATCTTTGATTAATTGCCTTTTTAAAATACATTTCTTTTTGTGCTGCTAATTGTTCCAAAGCTAATAACTTATATCCAAGTGCAACTCCTGAGCTGTTTCCACTGAACTCTTTGTCTTGCATATCAGGTATCATAGAAAATTTATGAATATCTTGATTTAACCTATTTTTGTTATTTTGAGCATAGCTGTCATTGACTTGTTTTATTAGCCACTTGGCATCTCCTTGCTCATTAATAAGCATAGTTTTATTTTTATTCATTCTTTCTAGTTCTTCATCAGTAGTTCCACCCATATTGACTAAAACTAAAAAAGCATCTGTGAAATCTTTCATGTCATCAATAGCCGTTGAAGTTGCTTCATTGTATCCATCTATCAAAGAAATTACATTCTTAAAGTCTCCATTAGCTCTTTTATTATTTAAAAATTCAATAATTGGAACCTGATTAAACCCGTGTAATTTAGTTTCACCTTTTACAGTTGGAACTTCTTTTTTATCGCTATCATTGATATATTCATAGGTTACAACACTTGTACTATCATAAACTTCTAATGTATAAACCCATTTATCTTCTTTATTTTTAGTTTTATCCCATCTAACTGCTGCAATTATTTCTTTTTTTACTGTATTATCTCTTAAGATAAAACAATCACGAGGATCTACAACTACATTTCCAATAGTATTATCCAAATTCTTATACCAGAGTTCATAAGATTTACCAAAAATACTACAGTTTTGAGAATGTTCAAAATTTTCTTGTTGTTCTTCCTCTGTTGCTAAATATTCAGATAATTTTTCAAAATCTTTTTTTAATTTATCATCTTGTAAAGCATAAGCAATAGGCTTTCCTAAAAAATAAGCCGTTGCAATAGTTGTAATATATTCAGGATAATTATTAATTAACTTAGTATCTTTTTTCTTATCACTTCTATCTTTTTTATTTAAAATATTGTGTTTTCCACTATAATAATCTTCCATTTTTTGTAGTTCAGGCAATTCATTTTTTATAAAAGCTTCAAGTGTTTTTTTTAATTCTTGTACATCCATTAATCCTCCTTCCTATCTTATTCCTAAGCTATTTCTATCTATTGTTCTTACAGAGTTATTTCTCATATAATCTTCCAGTGCATATCTCATAGCATCCATCAAGTGATTGAAATCATCAATAGGTTTGTTTATAGCTTTTCCAAATTTATCCTTATCCCAAGCATAGTTAGAAATCTCTGTTAAGAAATTTACACATCTTGGATGGATAAAAATTTTAAAGTCTTGGATAAACTGTATTCCAGCATTAATACTATCTTTTCCTTTTTTAGAGCCTTTTATCCTGTAAAGTCCTAAACCTTTCAAATGGTCTATGCTCTTAGCTTCTTGACAATCTGCAACTATAATCTCTTTTTTAAAACCCATTCTTTCAATCTTCATAAAAATATCGGTATTGTGCATTCTAGTATTGTAAAATTCATCAAAAACATAAATTTCTTTTTGCTCCTGGTCGAATATTCCACAAAAAAAAGCAGCAGGGTCATTTGTATATCCAAAATCTAACCCAAATACTGCTTTTGCTTTTTGTCTTTTATTTAAAATTTCTCTCCAATCAAATTCTAATTCCCGCCAATTTTCATAAACAAGTCCATCTACTATACCCCAGTTTCCAAGTCCAGCAACTTGATATCTACGAGGGTTATTCTTTTTCATATCTTCAAATAATTTCTTATCAGCCTCATCTAGCCACTCATTGCATAAATAATTGGTTGTAAGAGCTAATATGTTTGGTGCTATCCTATCAAAAAATCTAGGCTTTAACCAATGCCTTTCATTCCAAGGGTTAAAGGTTAAAATAATCTGCTTGAATAATGGTTCTTCTACAATACCTCTAATACTTTCATCAAGCATATTAAATGCTGTTTCATCTGTTAATTCATAAGCTTCTTCTACCCAACACCAACACAAACTACCTACTGAAACTGAAATTGATGTAATTTTTAATGGATCATCAAAACCTCTAAACAAAATCTTTTGCCCAGTTGGCTTATATGTCATTTCAAGTGGACTTTCTTTTAATTCCCAGTAGTCTTGAACTTGAAATCTGTTTATTGCCCATCTTAAATCTGAATAACAGCTATCTTTTAAAGTTCTGAAAACTTTTCTTACAACAAGAGTATTAGCATTCTTGTATTTCATCATGTTATAAATTATCCATAGAGCCGTTGTCTTACTCTTTTTTGAAGCTCTTGACCCTTTAACTACCTTATACCTACCCTTGAAGTTCCAAAACGATTTATAGCCCTTTCCAACGATTTGAGGTAAACTTATTTTTATAAATTTACTCATCTAAATCATCTTCTCCAACAATCATAACTGGCAAAGTCCCTTCAATTTTAGTTTTATCAGTGAATAAAGCATGCCTTTTTCCTAAAAGTTCTGCTGCTTTTATTCTTTCCTTAGCTGATACTTGCTTTTTCATTATCCTAGCAGAAGAAACTCCATCACCTTCACCTTCAACTACTACAACTTCTTCTTGTATTTCACCTCTCATCATTGCTGTTAAATTCTGTAAAACTTCTTCTGCAGATGCTATTCTTTCAGATTCAGCTTTATCCATTAATTCTTTAACATAGGCTTTTATGTCCGTTTTTGTCAAGTTTT